GTGACGCCCGATGGCAGTAACAATCGACGCAACAGCGGGCGGCGCAAACGCCAACAGCTACATAACGCTGAGTGAGGCGAACACGTTTGTCGAGGCCATGATTGAGTCCACTGATGTGGGCAAGTGGACGACCGGCACTGACGATTCACGCAACCGCGCTTTGACAGCAGCGGCTGAACGCTTGGATCGTGAAAGATTTTTAGGCGCACGCGCCACTGATACGCAAGCAAGGCAATGGCCGCGTACTGGCGTGCGAAAGCCCGATACCTACGTCAACACGTACGCCACTGGCTTTCCTTTCCGGATTTCTGAGGACTACTTCACTGACGAGGAGATCCCTGATCAGATCAAGCGTGCTCAGATTGAGCTTGCTGTTTACCTAAAGAACAACACGGACGGCATCAGCCTTAGCGGTTTGAACGACTTCAAGAACGTCAAGATTGGCAGCCTTGATGTCACGCCTGACAAGTCCGGCGCGATTGGTGCTGACCATGTTCCGCCGATGTTTGAAAGGTACTTGACGGGTCTTAGAATTAGTGGACCAGGCAACATCGCTATCAAACGGAGCTGACCATGTACGCAGACCTCTCAGGCGGCTTCGAGTTCATCTCTGATGGCAATGCCCATACCGGCAGGTTCAGCAAGATCTACTTCAAAGAGGACAGCGTGATTAGTGCAATCACGGTGAAAAATGCAACGGGCAACAGCCTGGCCGGTGAGACCTTTGTTGCCGACACCTATATCTGCGGCATCATCACCAGCATCACGCTGACCAGCGGTGCCTGCATTGCCTATAACCTCTGATGGCACTTGCTGATTCGCTGGCAAGGGTTGCAAGCAATGTGCTGAAGCAGTTCGGCGGTGACGTGACCGTGCGTTACGTCACGGCTGGCAGCTACAACACGACGACTGGCGTAATCACGGAAAGCGAAAGCGATACAACGGTTCCAGGCATCCTTGAAGATGTGAACCTGCGTGAGGTCAATGAGCTGGTGCAGGCTGGTGATAAGCGCCTAACGGTTGCAGCTGATGACCTTGCCACCGCGCCTGAGACAAAGGATCGCGTCGTTATTGGCGGCGTTGTGCATCAGATCATCCGTGTGGAGACAACGGAACAGGACAACAGCGCGATCATTCATGAGCTGATCCTGAGGGCGTAACCATGGCACGCGTTGGCGAGATTGACTTTGGGGACCTTGAAGGTGACCTAGAGCAGGTCGTCAAAGAAGCAACAATCACGCTGCATTCAAAGCTGAAGCTTTACGAGGCCGCATCACGCGGTGGCATCGGTACGCCTGTCAAAAGCGGGGTGTTGATCGGCAACTGGCAGAAGACTATGGACAGCCCAAAGCAAGGGCGGGTGTTTAACAACCTCGAATATGCAGCACCTGTTATCGCGGGTGAAAACCTACCGCCTTCATGGGGTGGTCAGTATCGGACGGATGAGGGCACAAAGCAGAACTACCACGAATCCATCCTTGAAGAGGTGATGGAGCAAGACCTGCCTAAGATCATTAGTAGTGTCAGCCGGAGACGCAGATAATGGCCGCTGCTGATCTCAATACGATCCGGTCCACTGTTGAAGGGCGGATTGCCACTGAACTTGCAGGCAGTCCAGCCCTGCCGGTTGTCTTCAACAACATGGCCTACGAGCCAACACCCAACTCATCGTGGGTGCAATGCCTCACTGCCTTTGGCAACAACGAATACTTGGGCCATGGCGCGACAACTAACAGCTACAACCGCATTGCTGGTTTGGCCCTGTTCAACGTGTTCACGCCAAAAGGTGCTGGACCTGGCGCTAATTATGTGATTGGTAAACGCATTCGTGACCTTTACAATAGGGTGATCGTGTCGGGGGTTTACTTCGGCGCACCCATTGGTCCAGAGGCACTGGCTACACCAGCTCCCGAGGGCTACTTTGCAACTCAGGTCCGTGTGGCCTTTGAATTCATCGAGGAACTCTGACCATGGCCATCCTTCGCGGAGAAGAAGGCTCAGTTGAATTTGAGACCGGCAGCGGCAGCCTTGCCGTTGTAGTCGGTACTCGCAGCTGGAGCCTGTCAATCACCAAAGAAACTCTGGACGTTACCGATCACGGTGATACTTTCCGGGCGTTTGTTGGCAGCCTGATTAGTGGTTCCGGCACTATTGAGCTGGTCTTCAACGAGGGCGAATCCACTCAGAAGACCTTCTTTGACGACGTGCTGAAGACCGCTGACGCTGTTGACGCATCGTTTGAGTTGTTCCGTACTGGGAACACCAACGACGCTGACTCGTTTACTTTTGCGGGCATCATCACCGATGCGGAGATTACTTCTACGGTTGGTGAGCTTGTAATTGTTAGCTGCAGCTTCGTCACTAGCGGCACGATTACATCGAACGCTTAATGCAGGGCTATAGTTTGGGCGATAAATGTGTTGCCTAAATGCCTGCTCAAACTCGCACCGTTGATCTGCTGGTTGGGGCGTTTGACCTCAACCAGCGCCGCAAGTTTGAACTGAAGAACACAGAAGGCGAAAAAATCGTCGATCTGTATTTCAAACCCATCACCCGCGCTGACCGGAAGAAAGCACAGCAGCTGGCGGGCACTGACGAAGCTCTGGACATCAGCACCAACATGCTGTGTCAGATTGCCGAGCTGGAAGATGGCACCAAGGCGTTTGCTGCTGCGGATGCGGCCAAGCTCCAGCGCAGGCTGCCGGAATCTGTGCTGAATGAGATTGAGCTGTTCTTGTTTGGCCTTGGTGAGGACGCTGACCTTGAAGACGCAAAAAACGACTGAAGCAGGACAAGTGGACCTTCTTTGAGTTCCACCTGGCCTGCGAGTTGGGCATGACAGTCAGCAGGCTTCGCACGGAACTAACCGATGCGGAGCTTGTGCATTTTGCTGCTTACTACGAGCTGAAGTCAGATATGGAGGAAGAGGCAATGCAGCGCGCAAAGCAAAGGCGGCGGTAGTATTGACTTATTGCTAGGCAGCCGTGGCAAACGATGTAACCCTGCTACTTAAGCTGAACGATCAAGTCAGCAGGCAGCTCAGCAAGATAAAGCAAGGTGCAAAAGGCCTGGAAAAGGCATTTGAGAAAAACGGAAAAGCAGTAAGAAACCTTGAGGCCGCTTTCCAAAGGATGGGGCGCAAAGGCATAAGAAGCTTCCGTGATCTAGAAAGTAACGCGGCCCGCCTTGGCAAACGCATGAGCGGGCTCAGGGGCAATATCGCTAAGGCTGGTGTTGCTTTTGCGGCTTTCAGGGCGGTTCAAGCAGGCATTGCACGAGCAGAGTCTGAGCGTCGCCTGAAGCTGCTGGGCCAACGTTTTGGGGAGGTTGGTCAGCTGCAGGGTGCAGCAGCTGCAGCGGCCCGTAAGTTCAACCTCAGCCAAACAGAAGCCAACCAATCACTGGCAAACGCCTTTGCACGCTTGCGGCCTCTAGGCGTTTCGCTCAAAGACATCACCTCAACATTTGGTGGCTTCAGGACTGCTGCTGTCCTTGGTGGTGCAACAGCGGCTGAGGCTTCTGCTGCATTTACGCAGTTGTCACAGGCGTTGGGTTCTGGTGCGTTGCGCGGTGATGAGTTCCGCAGCATTGCAGAACAGGCACCGCTGGTATTGCAAGCCATTTCTGATGAAACAGGCATCGCAGCCGGTCAACTCAAAGAATATGCAGCTCAAGGGTTGCTGACTAGCGACATTGTCATCAAGGCCCTGAAACGGATTGAGGCTGAGGGTGCTGGCAGGCTTGCCCAAGCTTTAGACGGTCCGGCAGGAAAAATAAAAGAGTTCCAGAATGCATTTGAAGAAGTGCAAGTTGCAGCGACTGAAACAATCATTCCTGAACTCAGTAAATCATTTGTCATCTTGGCGGGCATCATCACCGACTTGAAACCTGTAATCAAAGGTGTTGGTGATTTTGCCGCAACAGTTCTAGGTGGTATTGCAAGGACGGTTGAGCGTATTCGCGATCCAGGCAAGCTCGCGTCTGAAGTGCAAACGGATCGGGCGCGCAAGTTGATGGCTAAAGGCATTTCTTTGCGCCGACTCACGGGTTCGGGAATGTCAAACATCCCGGCATTGTCCGCCGCAGATCAGAAACTTTTGTTTGGAGCAAAGCCTGTTGCTGCGCCAAAAGGCACAACAACCGTTACTAAGCCGGAAAAGAAAAGCGATACAGTCGACACTGATCCACTTGCGGGCCTTAAAGAGCAAGTGAAGCAGTTGAAGCTTCGAAATGCTTTAGCTGCCGCTGGCACCAAAGAAGAAAAGCTTCAAGCACAACTACTTTTTGACATCGCTGAACTAACTGCAATCAGGACTGATGACAATGCGGCATTAGTGGATGAAGCTATTAAATTAACCGGCAAGCTTGTTTACCAAAACCAGTTGAACAGCGAAGCTGAGCGGATAGAAAGGGAACGGGCAAAGCAAGCCAAAGTGCTGAACGATTTATACCAACAAGTTGGGGACACAGTCAGTACAGCGATTGTCGATTCTTTGATGCAGGCAAAGAGCGTGACAGAAGCCCTAGGCGGCGCTTTACAAAATATCGGGCGTCAGCTTGCTCAACTTGGCATTAACACCCTGCTTAAGAGCACCGGGTTAGGCATCTTTTCGGCTTTACCAGGATTCGCCAATGGCGGTCGCCCACCAGTTGGGCGGCCTTCAATCGTGGGAGAGCGTGGCCCTGAGCTGTTTGTCCCTAGCCGTTCAGGCACGATCATCCCGAACCATGCGATGGGTGGGGCTAGCGTGACAGTAAATGTGGACGCCTCAGGGTCACAGGTGCAAGGCAATCAGCCGGGTGCCAAGGCTCTTGGTTCTGCTATTGGCGCAGCCGTGCAAGCTGAGCTAATCAAGCAAAAGCGTCCCGGTGGTCTCTTAGCAATCTGATGGCTACTTTCCCTTCAATCACGCCGACCTACGGCCTACAAAAATCAAGCCGACCAAATGTGCGTATTGCTCAATTTGGTTCGGGTTACAGCCAGCGGTCCACGTTTGGCCTAAATCAAAACCCCAAGGAATATGCTTTGACCTTTGAGGTATCAGAGACAGATGCTGACACCATCGAAACGTTTTTAGATGCCCGTGGTGGAGCAGAGCATTTTGATTTCACACCACCTGGCGAAAGCAGCAGTGGAAAGTACATCTGCCAAGAATGGAGCAAGACGATTCCATACTTGAATCGCGCAACAATACAAGCCACGTTTAGGCAGGTATTTGAAGCATGAGCACGCCGCAATCGATCCAAGAGCAGATCCAATCGCTTGAGCCTTCAGCGATTATCGAGCTGTTTCAGCTGGAACTGACCAGTGCTATCAACGGCATTGATCAGACGTATTACTACCACGCTGGCACAAATGAACTGATTGCAGACATTGTTTTCAACGGCATCACCTACGCGGCTTTTCCTATTGAGGTAGACGGTTTTGAAAAAACGGGCAAGGGCACGCTGCCCCGGCCTTCAATGAAGATCGCCAACGTTGATAACTCCATATCATCCTTGCTGGTGTTGTATAACCCGCTGAAGGCCAAGGTCACGCGAATCAGGACGTGTAAAAAATTTCTTGATGCGGTGAACTTCACGGGTGGCACAAATGCAACGGCTGACCCAACAGCAAAGTTTGAAGATGAAATTTGGTATATCGACCGTGTTGCCAGTGAGACCCCAGAGCTTGTGGAGTTTGAGCTGGTCAGCAAGCTTGATCTGGCAAATCTGCGCCTTCCTCGTCGTCAGGTTGTTGAGCACTGCCAGTGGGAGTATCGCGGACCGTTTTGCGGTTACACCGGCAGCAGCTGCTTTGACTTAAACGACAACCCGACATCAGCAGCAAACGACAAGTGCGCCAAAAAGATCTCCAGCTGTGAAAAGCGGTTTACGTCTGGTGATTTGCCGTTTGGAGGATTCCCTGGTGCAAGACTTCAAATCTGACGCAAAGCAGCACGCATTGCAGCAGGCACCGAAAGAAGCCTGTGGCGTTTTAGTCAATGGTCAGTATTGGCGTTGTCGGAACATCGCTGACGATCCAGAACAAGATTTCGTCATCAACCCCTCTGACTATGCAGCCGCTGCGTTGTTCGGAACGGTTGAAGCTGTCGTCCATTCGCACCCGATGGGCGGTCGCGCTAGCCAAGCTGACATCAAGGCTTGCAAAGGGACGAAAGTCCCGTGGCACATCTATTCAATGCCTGAGGACCAATGGTCAACTATCAACCCCTGCTAGGCAGGCAATGGAACTATGGGGTGTGCGACTGCTTCACGCTGGTGCGTGACTATTTTGCGCTGGAGGGCGTCCGGTTGCCGGACTTTGCACGGCCTGAGGATTTAGAAACATGCGACAGCATTTTTCTGGAGCAGGCAGAGCGTGTTGGCTTTGTGCGGGTTGATTTTGCTAGTCGCTTGCCTGGCGATCTTTTGGTCCTGAAGTTAGGGACGAAGGCGCCAATGCACGGCGCAATCTTGTTGTCAGACGAACGAATCTTGCACCAGCGCCAAGACTCCCTAAGTGCAATCGAACCATTCGGGCGATACTATGCTTCTAGGGTCGCAGCGGTCTTTCGCTATGCAGCAGACCGTTCGGCTGCTAGGTGAACTGGGGGAACGGTACGGCGCAGAGCACCAGTACCACGATCTGCAGTCGCCTGCTCAGGCGCTGAAACTGCTGTGCATCAACTTCCCAAAGCTGCAGGATGAACTGATCCATGCCCACGAGCAGGGCATTGGGTACAAAGTGATTCAGGCAGGTTTGGAGCTGAACTATGACGACCTGGCTCTGCCGTTTGGCAAGAACGATTTGATTTTGACGCCTGTTATTGCAGGTAGTGGCGGTGCAGGGCGGATATTGGCTGGCGCTGGATTGATTGCGGCATCGTTTCTTTTCCCTGGCGCTGGATTGTTTGGAGCGGGCAAAGGCATTGCTTTATTCGCTGGCGTGTCTGCGAAGGTCGGCACAGCAATTAGTGCTATTGGTGCGGGCTTAGTGCTGGGTGGCGTCTCGGACATACTTTCACCGCAACCTCAACTGCCATCGTTTGATGGCTTTGATGGATCGCAACGGTTTAACAACCTTGGCGTAGGCGATCGGCAAATCGGCGTCAGTGCTGGTCAGTCTTATGCCTACAACGGCCCTGCCAATGTCGTTGGCGTTGGAACGACTATCCCCGTTGCTTATGGCACGGTGCTAGTTGGCGGCGCATTGTTGTCTGCACGAATTGAAGTAACGAACACCGGCTCTGATCCTGACAACGATGATGTTCTCAACTCTTCTGTTTTAACTCCTGGCCCAGACACCGTGAGGGTCGCTGGGGAAAAACTAACAACAGAGTTTGTAGAGGTCGGCGGTGGTGAGCTACAGCTGAGTGAGATCCTTATTACAGACAGCAATCAGAATAATTTCAAAAAACATTTCAACACAACGATTCCGCTTAAAAAAGGGCAAGAGCAGCTATTCGAGATTCCAGAATATCGAACCAATCAAAAAGACAAGATTGACATTATCTTCCGGCTTCAGGATGGTTTGTTCAATCGCATCGGCGGAGCTAATTCAACCAAAACGGTTGGCAGCATCACCTATGACATAGAGGTCTTTACAAAAAGGGTTGAAGATGCCAAAAGGATTCACTTCTCGCGCACAACAATTTCAGGGCTTATCAACGCAACTGACTTCAACGCGGACCTAGCAACTCGTCAAAATCAGAAATACAGATACAGGCATCGAGTCAAAGGCATAGGCGTTGACAATGAGGAAAAGTTCTTTGTCAAGGTTACGATCCACGACTTTGAGGCTTTCCTTGGGGACACCCGTCCACCCAGCCTGAAAGTCCATGCCGTCGGACTTAACATGTAGCCATGCCTCTTAATTCAACGTCTGTTATCAAGCTGGTTGACCTCCTTTGCGAGGGTCCGATTGGTGGTCTTGAACAGGGCCAAGAAGGCATCTTCCTGAATGAGACTGCTGTCAAGAACGGGGACTTTTTTAACTTTGGCAATAAAAACGTTGGGGCAGAGCTTGTAAAAGGTGCCGCCACTCAACGCAGGCTTGATCAATTCAACGATGGCGTCTCAAATATCGTCGCTGTTAATGCTGAGGTTGGTGAAAACTACAGAGAAGACACAGACGCAAACAACGCAGTAATTGAACGTTTCTACGGGCAAGGTCGCGACGTTCGAGCAATTACAGATACGGACGTTGAAGAGTTCCAGCTGCTGTTCACTATTCCGCGCCTGTTCTCGACCTCAATGGAGGGCCTTTCTAGGGGCCAGCTTTTTAATGCACAGATCGTGCTTGACGTTTCTGTTCAGTCGCAGGGCAGCGCATTTAACGTTGTCTACGACAAAAAGATTGCCGGCATTGCGCTATCGGACTACCAATTTATTACGCCAAAAATTAAGCTAACTGGTACGGGACCATGGAACATCAGGGTTAGAAAATATCCACACACTAAACTTCCCGATAACGGGGAAGAGCTTTTTGAAGTTAAGTTCACAAATTTTGTAGATATTCCGGAAACAACACCGCTCGCCAATGGTCGCGGCAACCAGCTGATTTGGACGAGCATTATTGAGCACCAGCCATTGCGCGTGAACTATCGCTATTCAGCGATGGTTGGCCTTGACTTGTCCACTGTCCAGTTTGAAAGCCTGCCAAGCCGCGCATACAAAGTTAGAGGCAAAGAGATTTCTGTCCCTTCAAATGCTGTTCTGCGAGAAGACGGCAGCCTTGACCTGCAAGGCAGTTTTGATGGAACGACGAAAGTTGCATTTAGTTCTTGCCCTGTCTGCTGCTTCCGCGACATGCTCGTCAATGCCCGTTATGGGGCGGGCGACTTTGTAGATGAAACTCAAGTCAGCTGGGTCGATCTTTACCCGTTGATTCAGTATTCAAACCAACTCGTAACCAATCCAGACGGAACACAAGAGCCGCGTTTTTCGTGCAACACCGTCATTGGCGGTCAGGCTTCTGCGTTCAACGTTCTGCAGGATCTCGCCAGCGTGTTTCGCGGGATGCTGTTTTGGCGAAATAACGCGATTGAGGCAACCGCTGACCACGGCAATCTTGATGGAACGGATGTTGTCCCTGTCCATCTCTATTCAAACAGCAACGTTATCAATGGGGCCTTTAACTATTCAGGCAGTTCCCTGAAAACACGCAGCACTAGCATCCGCGTCCGCTACAACGACCCAGACAATTTCTATAAGCCGAACGTTGTTGTTGTCGAAGACTCTGAGCTGATTAGCAAGTATGGCTATCAGGTCAAAGACATTGTTGGCTTTGGTATTACGTCCAAGTATCAAGCGCAGCGTCTGGGCCGTTGGATGATGGCCTCAGAAGAGCTTGACGGTGAAGTCGTCAGCTTCAGCACTGGTTTGCAAGGTGCTGTTGTTCTGCCTGGTCAGGTCTTTGCGGTTGCAGATGAGATGCGTGCTGGTGCGCGTCTTTCTGGTCGAGTTGCAAGTGCAACAACAACAGCGATCACGACTGATCAGACAATTACGTTGACAGGTACTCCTTTGCGTTTGACCTGCACGTTGCCTGACGGCACGGTTGAAACCAAGCAGATCTATTCTATTTCTGGGGCAGTTGTTACAGTTTTAGGCGGATTTAGTTCTGCGCCGCTTGCACAATCTGTATGGTCGATTGCTTCAAACGCAGTTGATCATCAAAAGTATCGCTGCATTTCTGTTGCTGATGGGGGCGAAGGTCAATATGCAATCACTGGCGTTGAATTTAACGACAGCATCTACAGCACTGCTGACACAGGCGGCGATCTGATCTTCCGTGATGTCAGCTTGTTCAATGATGTCCCTGTTGTTCCGGCAAACCTCCAGCTGTCAGGGCGGGAAGTACGGATCAACAACAACACGGTCAACCGGATT